TGTCGGCATATATCAGAACGTACCACGTCGTCAATACCAAACTCAACGACACAGGCATCTATGCTGTACTTTTTAGCCAAGTGTATCGCCTTAGACAGACCTGACTGTTCCTTGATGTCAGACTGACGAATATCACCGTTCATCACCAATCTGCAGTTGTCGCCAATACGGGTCACCAGCATCTTGAACTGAGCCACATCTAGGTTCTGACACTCATCTGCTAGTACGAACGCATCCTTGAAGGATGATCCTCGCATGTACTCCAACGGGGCCATCTGAATGTTACCGTTCTTGATCCCAGTTTCGACGACACCCTTACCCAATTGCTCCTCAAGGACCGACAACACTGGTGACAGCCAAGGACTAAACTTCTCCCCAATGTCACCCGGTAGAGCACCCAAGGACTTGCCGACAGATACTGCAGGGCGAGTGATAATGATCTTGTCGATCTTACGGAGAATGTACAGATTGGCTGCGTACGATGCTGCAATGTAAGTCTTACCTGTACCAGACGGACCCAAGACGATGATCTGTTGGTGGCTACTGAGGGCGTCAATGTAAAGCTTCTGATTGTCGTTCATGGGAACTAGGCTTACCGTACGAGACGTAGCCTCCTCGGGTGCTCCCTTGTACTTTGTCGTCCGCTTACCCCGTGGCTTCTCTAGGGGCTTGCCCCGCGAGCTATGCTCTAGCATTTACTTAATCCAACTTGATGATTTTGTAGGCGACAAAGACTAGGATACCTAGGATAAGGAAGTCTAGGAAAGGATAAAGTGCAGGCATTGTGTCGTTCCTTTATGTTAACAAATGAGCAGTTTTTTAACATCATGCTCAGGATGTGTTAACGTTAGCGCAGCGTAGCGAGCAAGCTCTAACTTAGGTTAGGTCAACAATCTCACAGACACCAGAGCTACAAGCAAACGTCTGGGAACTCTTGGTCATGTCTTCCTTCTCGTAGTCACTCAGCTTCGTCCAATCAATCCGTTCAGGCATCAGGGCAAGAGCGTCAATGTACTCACGTTCACTGCAATCCTGATAGGGTGCCTGTTGGTAGGTGTGGTCCGAGTGTGGCAAAAATGATACACCAGAGACTTCATCGAAGTACTTGTAGACCCACGCACCAACTTCCAGCCATTCGTGATCCCTTACGGTAACAGTCACAGATGGTTTATGTTCGCACCAACTACGCTGATACGTAAGCCACAACGACAACTGTTCAATAGCGGTCATGTCGTTACGAGTGATAGCACCCTGAGGAGACTTCTGTGGGAAGCTAAACACCGTTGTCGTCTCAGGCTTCATAACGCAAGGCTCGTTAGGGATACCTTGATCCTTCATGAACTGCGTAAGAGGGTCTTTGTTATCACCTCGAACAGTTCTAATATAATAAGCACTATGGCGAGCATGGATACCTGACGCGGAGTCAACCAGTTGTGAGACGGTCCCCGAAGGTTTAACACAAGTAATAGCAGCAGAAGCAGGGATGCCAAGACGCTCAGCCCACTCAGCGTTAGTTGCAACAGCGACATCTTTTATCCTTTTCAGAGTTTTGTCGAGACCTGCGTTGGTAGGCCCGAGGAGTTTATTATCCATAATGCCAGTCAACGACACACCCAAGAGACGCTCTTCCTCAGTGTTCTTCTGCCAAATCTTACGCAGGTAGGGGAAGTGCGTGTAGGTGCTTTGGATGGTGCCAAGGATCGTAGCCAGAGTTACTTTCCGCTCCAAGTCCTCAAGTGTATCCGTAGCTCGGACCACGACTTCCGTGAGATTACAGAACTGATACGGGCGAAGAATGATTTCACTGCACGGGTTAGTGCCAAAGTCATAGTCTGCATTGCGTCGTCCACTTTTGTTAGCTTGCTTCTTGCTGGCAGGACGCGAGAAGATACCACGTTCACCAGACTTGGATTCGACCAGAGAAAGCCACTCACGCATGAAGGTTTCCATGTCGGGCTTCTCAGTGTATGCTACAGAGTTGTTAGCCAGAGCACGTTGACCTTGGCCTTCCCACCAGTTGCCAGACTTAGCATGACGCATACGGTCGTCAGACAGGTTCGACAAAGAGATCATGGCAGAGCGGCGTACACCACCCACAACGACAACTTCACCAATCTTACACATCAGGTCATGACATTCAATGGACGAGAGCTTACGCCCCTGAGCACCCTTGAACATAGCCACGGTGAAGCGGAAGAGGTCTTCCAGAGGTGCAGGACCAGAGGCACGACCACCAAAGGTCTTCAACTTAGCACCAGCCTTACGGACCTTCGAGGTGTCCCACGTAGGGATTTCCCCTGCGTACAGCATAGCCACCAACTTACGGAAGGACTTAGCCCAGCCCTCTTTGCTGTCGTGGACTACGATAACATCCTCAGCGACGAAGAGTTGGTCAGGAACCTCGGGCAGCTTCTGGACGTATTGACGCTCAACGGAGAAACCTACGCCAGTGCCACAGAGCAGGATGAACATAGCTTCGTCGAAGGACTTGGGGTCGTCCACAGGGAGGTAGCTGCAGTTGTAGCCAGCGGTGTTATCACGATCCAAGGCAGGACCAGCAGTCATAAGCGCCCGCATCGAAGGCATGATCTCAAGGCCAAGGATAGCCTCTTCAATGTCACCGACAACAATCTCGTCACGGGTCTTCGGAACGACAACCTTAGTCATGTAGCGACCGACAGTCTCAGCCCAAGTCTCACGGCGGTTCTCTTCTTCAAGCCAACGTGCATACCGCGAAGTATGAATGAAGGCTTGGTAGTCTGTAGGCAGGTGGTTGCTCATTATCGGTTGTCTCCGCTTCCTTTGATTACGTTTCGATTGACACGATCAGCTAGCTTCTCAAGGTTCATATCCGCGATTTCAGCTAGGTCGTACCCAAGGTCTTCGGCTAGGTTCGCAATGTACCAGAGCACATCACCAAGCTCCTTAGCCACTTCTTTGTCGTTCATAACTCCGTCACGGAGATACTTCTTGATCTTCTCAGCGACCTCACCAGACTCACCACACAGACCCAACGCTGGGTAGATGATCTTGTCCTTGTAGATAGCCGTACGTCGTGCAGCCTTCTGGTAGGCATTGAGCGTAAGATCAGCCCTACGCTTCTCATCCAAGAACGCTTCGATATCCTCACCACTAATCATTCTTCGATCCTCTTCCATTCTTCCATTTCAGCATCAAGGTTGAAGTAGTCGGCTAGGTCAATGTAGCCCTCTTCGACAAGAAACAAGACGACAACATACTCAGAGATATCGTTCTGTTCAAGGAGTAATGCAAGCCCATAGTTTTCTATCAGGGCATTAAGTTTGCTCTCCAAGTCAAACATTACGAATACATCCTCTTCATGGTGTCGATACTGACCCACTGGAAGTCGTAAACACCGTTCTCTACATTACCGCAGATAGCTACACCAGCGGTCCAGAACGAGTTGATGTCACCTGCCCAAGGGCTACGATAGTCTTGGTAAACACCAGCCACAAGACCCATCCTAACACGTCCACTACTATCACGGTTCACATGGTAGTCAAACAGATGGCTGTGGCCTACGGTGGTCGAGGTGTGACGTTTAACCGTAAGGTCATACCCGTGGTGGATTGACGACAAAGCCCGACCAGATACACCTGAGACAGCGTAGTGGCAGTAGTCGATCCCATCAACGTTAATCACACCGGGGGTAGACGCATCGTATTCGACAACAGAATCGTAGTAATCATCGAAGGCTAGGTTCTTGAACGAGACCCCGAAGCGATCACCCTCAAGCTCAGGGGAGTACTGGATAGCCTTCTTGATGCGGTTCTCGTGGTTACCCTCAAGGACGACACGGTGGGGTAGCTTACGCTTCGCCTTCTTGATGGGGTGCCACATACGATCTTGGAAGTCTAGGTGGGCCTCAATGTCCTTCTGGTAGTTACGCCCGTGAAAGGATGCCTTTCCTTTGTCGAAGGAGGACATGGACGCTAGGTCCGCAGTGTCTCCCATGTTGACGACAACATCAGGCTTGAGGTCCAAGATCAGCTTACCCAACCAATCAGCCCGTGCGTTAGAGTAGTCAGGGTGGGCGTGGGGGTCGCCAATGACAAGATGAGTTTTCATGGTTAGTGATCCCCTGTGTCGTTAGCTAGGATGATGGGTTCGATACTCTTGGTGAAGTGATGCTTGAAAGCGTAAGCTTCGTCGAAGGTGTCGAAGTAAACCTCAATCTCCGTAAGCTCTCCATCTTCTTCCGCAAGGCAAAGCATCCAAACTTCATCCTCGTCGTCGCTCTCGAACGGACCCTCAATGATCCTGTGGACTTTTACTTCGTTAGCCATTCTAACGGTATCTCCTTGTCGGCGTAGAGGAAGCCGTGTTTGATGCACCATGCAGCGTAAGTAGTCTTAGACGCTTTACTTAGCTTAGCCTTACTATTGGAGAAGACAAAGCGAATGTCAAGCTCTGGATGCTGCTTACGGATCAGAAGATGTTTCTTACGGTCTGCAGCTACGAACCTACCCTTGGTTTCAATGACGACACCAT